AGCTATTCTTTACTACATGAGTACAAAAACAGCCGAAAATCTCTCCTTACGATGGGCACAGGGGGAGGTGTTCAACGCAAAAAACAGATTTAGAGTCCTCGTGGCTGGCAGAAGATTCGGAAAATCCTATTTATCCTGCATAGAACTTTTAAAAGCAGCAATAGACCGCCCAGGTGAAACATATTTCTACTGTGCCCCAACCTATCGCATGGCAAAAGACATCGCATGGAAAGAAATAAAGAAACTAATCCCACCCCAATGGATTCAATCCAAAAACGAAACCGACCTCAAAATTGAACTAATCAATGGATCGCTAATCGAACTCAAAGGCACAGAAAACGCAACAACCCTGCGTGGCCGAAGCCTTGCTGGAGTAGTACTTGACGAAGCAGCCTTCATGGATTCCGAAGTCTGGTTTCAAGTCATCAGACCAGCCCTCGCAGATAAACAAGGTTGGGCACTATTCATATCTACACCAGACGGCACAGCCTCATGGTTTTACGATTTATGGTGTTACGTTCCAGAAGATACATCAGGAGATTGGAAACGCTGGAGCTTTACAACCATAGACGGGGGTAATGTACCAAAAGAGGAAGTTGAAGCAGCCAAGGCCCAACTAGATAGAAGAACATTCAAGCAGGAGTTCGAGGCAAGTTTTGAGAATCTCACTGGTCTCGTTGCAGTCTCCTTTTCAGATTCCAACATTTCTACCGAAGCGGAGGACATATCCATCGCCCCACTTTTATTAGGGGTCGATTTTAACGTAGACCCACTTTGCGGTATCTGTGCAGTCCGCTATCGAGACATCCTCTACGTCTTTGACGAGATAATTTTGACGGGCGGTGCAACAACCTGGGATTTTGCCGAAGAAGTTACAAATCGTTACGGAGTAGAAAGACGAATCATCGCTTGCCCCGACCCAACGGGTTCAGCCAGAAAAACATCAGGAGTAGGATCAACGGACCACAATATCCTGCGTAGAAGCGGATTTACTGTGTCATCTCCCAAAGCCCCCTGGAAAGTCCGTGACAAAGTAACCGCAATCAACACTGCACTATATGACGCAATGGGCGAACGCAGGACAGTGATTCACCCACGCTGCAAAGAACTTATAAAATCCCTGCGAACTTTAACTTACGCTCCAAACACAGGTATGCCAAACAAAAACTTAGGGGTTGACCACGCATTTGACGCTTTTGGCTACCTCTGCCTCCAACAATTTAACCTTGCCAAGCCAGAGACATTAGGGCAAACTTCGTTTAGAATATACTAAGATACCTAATTCTTACTATGCCTTACCACTATGGGATGAAAAAGAAGAAGAAAAAGAAAAAGACCAAGAAGAAGTGAGAAAGTTTAGACGAGTAAGACGAGACAAAAAGACAAACGTGCCTAGCAAATACCTTGCTGGTGCGAAAAATAAGGCTGCAAAGGCAAAAGAGATCAAAGAAACAGCC